GAGGATATTTCCGAGCTTATGGGACTTGTTGAAGCTGACGGCTTTGATGTTACAGGCTTTGCGGCAGAAATTGCTCTTAAATCATCTTTCAGAGGTTTGCGTGACAAAAACGGCGGTCTTATCTTTGCTCCAAGCTTGCAGGCGGATACACCATCAACTCTATACGGTCAGGCAATCAACTATGTAAAAAACGGTTCTTGGGATAGCAGTAAGGTTAAGCTTATTGCTGGTGATTGGTCACAGGCAGTTTATGCAATGCGTCAGGATATGACATATAAGGTACTTGACCAGGCTGTCATCAGTGATGCAAGCGGTAAAATCTTATATAACCTTGCACAACAGGATATGGTTGCACTTAGATGTGTAATGCGTCTTGGCTGGCAGCTGCCTAACCCAGTTACACAACTCAATGGTACTGATACACGCTATCCGTTTGCGGCACTTGTACCTGCTGGTACTGAACATTCAGGTGGTTGATTATGTTTAAAAAAGGCATTAACAGCTATTTAAATCTTGATGAAGCAAATGAGCTTATTGACGGTATTGATACAACAGGAAAATGGCGTGAGCTTACAGACGGCGAACGAAAGCAATATTTAATACTTGCTACTGTGCATATCGACAGCCTTATGCTTACATCTCGAAAACATAGTGCTGAACAAATTCTACAATTTCCGAGAGGAAGAAATTCGGAAGTACCGAGAGCAGTGCTTATGGCACAAGCTCTTGAAGCACTTACATTATCTGATACACAAGCAATGCAAAGAATTTCTTTGCGTGAACAAGGTGTAACTTCAATTAAGCTTGGCAATACAAGTGAAAGCTATTCAGATGATTCAAATTCATCTTCTAAGCAAAATAATGAACTTAAAAGTAAGGTCGCAATGTCGCTTATGCGACCGTATATGCTTGGTTCGGCGGTGATGATATGAGCTTGTTTACTCCATACTTTAAGGATAGCATTTCTGTACAGAATTATATTGGTGTCAATGATTTTGGAGATAGTCAATACAGTTCTGCAAAAGATGTGCTTTGTCGATTAGAATATAAAACACAGGAAACGCTTGATTCTAAAGGCAATAAAGTGATAAGCACAGCAACTATTTATGCGAGATTTTCAATCTATCGCCCTCTGTCATAGCTGGAACAGCAACCGATGAATCTTATACCACTGCGATTAAAACGGCTGTAATGCCTGTTATAAGGGCTTTTGAAACAGCTTTG